GGTAGTGTTTTTCCTACATAATAAAAAGTAGAACCACCATCTACTGATACTTCAACATCTACATCGGCACTATTAGTACCATCTATGTTTGAGATATATAAAGCGTGAATAATGCCCTCTGTAGAAGCAGGACAAGTGTATAAGGTAGTGACAGTAGTTCCTACCGCCACCCCTGCATTTTTAAATGTGTTTGCCATTTTATTTTCCTATTATTAAATTAATTAACCACCTAATGCGATTGCCATAGCTACTGCTGTGCCTGCTGCCCAAGAAGCCTCTGTACCATTTGTTGTTAGATACTTACCGTCCTCGCCTGTTTGACTAGGTAAAGACACAGGAGCGTCCTGCCAAGTAGGCACTGTTGTAGTTCCTGTTGATGTTAGTAATTGACCTGATGTTGAGCCTGAAGCAGACATATCAACAACATTAAGTTCAGCAGCAGTCGTGCTAACTGCCGTTCCACTTACTTTGAATTGACCTGCTGTTAAGTTTGGCTTAATAGCAGTAGTTCCGTCTAGCAAATCATCAATAGTATCAAGATTTGTATTTAGTTTAGTTCCCCACGTATCGTCTGAGCCGTCTATTTCAGGCTTAGTAAAGCCAAATGTAGTAGTTGTAGTATCTGCCATAATTTAATCCTATATTAATCTTACCAACTAATGCTTACTTTACCAGCAGAGCCATTAGCGCCTTGTGAATTATTACAACCACCGCCACCACCTGCTCCGTAACCTGATGCTGCTCCCCCTGCTGGACCTGATGAGCCTGGACCACCGCCACAACAACCTAAACCACCAGTTCCGAAGGCAGAAGCACCACCGTCACCACCGTCACCTGCTGAACCACAAGTACCTCTGTTACCAGTTTCACCTGTAGTACCGCTAGGTGTTCCACCTGCACCTGGGGAAGAGGGGTTGCTTCCACCACCGCCACCACCAGTACAAGTTAATGTACCGAATGTAGAACTACTGCCTGCAACACCTGTACTACCACCTGCTCCTAATGCTCCTATCGAATAAGATAATGAAGCGCCTGGAGTAGTAGAATAAGAATAACTTACATATTGACCACCTGAGCCACCACCAGCAGAACCGTAATCTGAACCACCACCACCGCCACCACCACCAGCAACCATATTAACAGTAACGGTATAAACACCTGAAGGAACAGTCCAAGAGCCACTACCTGAATACCAATCTTGAGAACCTGACGTATAAAGAACTGATTTCCAAGCACCTGCGTCTTTAATTAATACGTCATTACATGGCTTCCATGTTCCTGCGTCTTTTATGTGAACTTCTTGTGCCTGTTTCCATGTGCCTGATTGTTTGACGTGGAGTGTCATTAGCTTACCTTATACCAAATGTCTCCATCAGAGCCACCACTAGGTGCTGATGTTGATACAGTTTTAGTACCGTAGCCATTAGATGTACTTGTTAGCGTTGTTTGTTTTGCGTCTAACTGAGTTTGAATGGCAGACGTAACTCCATCAGTATAATTTAATTCTGTTACTGTAGATGTTATACCATCTAAGGCATTTAACTCTGCTGCTGTTGAAGTTACACCGTCTAAGATATTTAACTCTGCTGTAGTAGCAGTAACACCGTCTAATATATTCAATTCTGTTGCTGTAGAAGTAACGCCATCTAATATGTTGAGTTCTGCTGCGGTTGAAGTTACTGATGTTCCACCAACTTTAAAACCTACTAGGTTGGGTGCAACGGCTGTAGTGCCATCGAATAAATCATCAAGAGTGTCTAGGTTGGTATTAATCTTACCACCCCATGTGTCTGCTGACGCTCCTACTTCAGGTTTAGTCAAACTATAAGTTGTAGTAGTAGTATCTGCCATTTTATTGTCCTATATTAATAAGTTCCTTTCCACACTCGTAGTTTATCAAATTCACCACTGAGTATTTTCTTTTTTACCACTTCTTTTCGTGCTTCAATGTCGCCCCACTTGATTCCAAGTTCGTCACACCATTGTTTAATAAGGAAAATAGGGATTGTGCCAACTAATTTACTCTCACCCATGCCATCTAATTTATGGCTTCTTAACTGCTCTGCTCTTTTTAAGGCAGGGTTAGCGGTGTGAATCTTTTGAACGATTACTTTATCGTTCTTGTGGTCAACGTGTATTTTTTCACCTATTTTCATTTTAAATTCCTTATGTAAAAAGGGCGGTTTCCCACCCTCTTATTAACTTCTTATATTAAGAAGTAGTACAGTCGATTACTGCGCCTGATGCTTTCTCATTCTTAGAGATAAGCGTAAGTTCAGTAAGAACTTGGCGTTTAGTATTATCACCTGTCTTCGCAAGAGCAGTGTTCTTGGTTGGACGTAATACGCCACAAGCCCACATATCGTTTTGCATGATGAAAACATCACGACCACGATTCTCACGAGTTGGAGTGAACTCAACAGTACCCCACGGAGTTACATAAACATCCATGTGATTAATAACGCCTTCGCTTTCTGCTTTAACAGTTGAACGTTGGTTGTTATTACCAGTGAAGCCTAACGCTTTGTTCATCTGGAACGCTGATAAGTAAACAGTGTCCGGACGTCCACCTGCTTCCCAGATAGATTGCATAGTGCTATCAAAGTCTGCTTGAGCAAATACAGTTGCAGTTCCGTCAGTACGTGGCTTAGAGCCTGGTACTGTCCAACCTGATACTGATTCAGGGTTTACACCTGAAGTACCGATATTACCAATATTACTATTGATAAACGTTGGTACACCTGCTAACTCACGAGCCACTGATGCGCTTCCTGCAACGTGTGCGTTGTTGTCAAACAATGCCTTCTCGATGTCTAGCTTCTGCTCTTTAGCAATCTTCAAAGTTTGGTAAGCCATTTCAGTTGCTCTACCTGCTTTGTCAAGACCTGCATCAGTATCAGGAATAATCACAGCATTCTTAAAGATTTGCGTGTAGTTACCCATACGAGTAGTTGCAGTCATTGCGTTAGCAGTAGTGTCGTCACCTTCAATGTGAGCGTTTGATGCTGATGAACGTAATGCGTCAGTCTGCCACTCATGGAAAGTGTTAGATGCGCTTACTTTTTTTAATGATGAATAAAAAGGTGTTTCTTCAGGGGAAATGTCGTAGATTACGTTTTCCAAGTCTTCACGAATACCTTTTGCGTCATAACTATCAAATGTGTTTGATGGTTGTGCCATTGTCGTTCTCCTATTATTAGGTTTGTAAAATTAAGCCGATAGCATCTTCAATGCCACCTGACTTTCTGAGTTGTGCCTTTTGGCGTTTACGAACTTTAGTTTTTGAATCATCAACTCTCTTCGCCCCTGCCTTTACGATAGGTCTTGCTTTCTTAGTCTTAGCGACTGCCTTAGCCTTACCACTCATAATGTCACGGTATTTCATAGCATCATGTAAAACCTGTATTGCTCTATGGTCCATCACTTGTCCGATTTCATCGGCTGAATAACCATAATGCTCACGTCCTACTTGTACCAGTCTTTCCTTGATTTTACCTGCTTTATTAGAGTCAGCAAATTCAGGAATCTTCTGTTGTAAAACTTGCATTTCTTGCTTTAGATAAGTCTGTTTAGCAACTTTTTCTGCATTTGAGTTTTTATTACTCACTTGCTGAAGTTGTGCCATTTGATTATCATAAGTCACTTTACTCTCATCATAGTTAAGTTTTTGTTCCATGTACCCTATTGGGTCACTTTCAAATAACTCGCGAGACGGTGGAGTAGGTGGTGATGCAATGTTTCCCTGTTGAAGTTCTTGGAAAAGTTGTGCCATCTGCTTTCGTTCGTTTAATAGAGATTCATAGACTTGCTCTGCTTCTTTACGTTGCGTTGCTGCCTCTTGCATCCCCTTTTGGACGTATTTCTGTCCGCTATAGCCTTGCTTTAGTTCATCAAGCGTTACTTCTACTTCATTACCGTCAATCTTGACTTTAATGTTAGAAGGCGCATTTTGAACGGCATCCTCTACTTGGTCGTTATCTTCGTCCAACTCTGATACTTCTTCAGAATCATATTCTGCTTCGGTGTCATAGTCTTCTTCAGAATCAGTTTCCACTTCTTCAGCCTCAGCAGTTTCCTCTACATCTGTAGCATCCTCTGTTGTCTGAGTTTCTTCTTCAGTTGCTTCTACTTTTTCTTCTTCTATCGGAGCAATTATGCTCTCAATGGCAGATTCAATACTACCATCAATTTGGGTTTCAGTCGTTTCCACGGTGCTGTTCTCCTATTTTTTACGTTTACGTTTACTAATCTTATCGTCTGCTACTACACTTTCCATATAATTAGTAATCTCATTTATCGCACAAACAATGTCATGCGCCCTGTCGCGCTCGTTCGTTTCCGAATAAGCGTCCATGAAGATAGCAACTTGCCTCTCCACGATTTCTGAAATAATATCCTTAAAGGTGTCATCATTCATCAATGTCTTTATCTTAGCAGATTTTTCACCTAAGTTCATTAAAATCTACCGCCTGTTACTGCTTGAGTTGGTTGTTGTTGTGGGTATCTAGGTGCTTCTTGCATCTGCTTAACTCTAGCAATGTCTAATTTAGAGCCATAATCACCATAAATCTTAGCCGCGTCTGTTACAAGTTTTTGGTCTAATTCATCTCTCTTACGGTCATCTTCTGCTATAGCCTTCTGCGCTTCAATCTCTAATTTAAGCATATCTGTCTGTGACTTGGCTTGTGCCTTAATAGTCTCAGCCTGTACGATTGCCTGTGCTTCAGGTGAAGTGGCAGGTTGCTGTTGTGCTTGAGCCTGTTGCTGTTGTTGAATTAACTGTTGCTCTTGTTCAGGTGTCATAGGGTTGAAGTATCTATCAACGTTTCTAACTCCTGATAATACCAACATATCTGACAATGTGTTACGCATTCCTGTCATAGTTACAAGACCGTTGGTAGGTCCGTATGTTGACCAAATCTGCATTTGTGTTTGGAATGCTTGATTAAGCGCTGCTTGTTTTTGCTCTTCTTGACCTGTTCCTAAACCTACGTTTACAGTCACATCCATAGATGTGTTCCATGAACGAGGGTCAATCGGTACATAATTACCGTTTAGACGCATCATAGTCTCTTCACAAGAGTTTTCTACCATAAGTTTAAGGATTAACTTAAACAGTCGTTTCATGCCACCCTCGGCAAGATTTCGAGCCATAACCTCAACCTGACCTGCTCCTGCTTGAGCAGTTAATTGTGCTGCTGTTGCAGTGGTGTTCTGTAAGGCATCAGGGTCTAATCCCATACTTGCTTTAGTAACACCTGTTTTAACTTGAATCTCATCATCAAGGTATTGCATAGCGCCTAATACCTGTCCTGCTACAAAAGGAGTAGCAATATCAACTAATGCTGTTGGTGATTTCATTCTTACAATGCCACCAATTTCATTGTTCATTAAGTCATCTATGTTTACTTGACCTTCTACAGCACCTACTCGTGGCATATTAGTTAATGCTACGTTATCCATCATGCCACGTAACATAGCAGTAGATGAGTCTTGGTCGTTCATAATCAAATCAGCAATAGAGCGTCCGAAGAACGTATGAGGCTCAGGGTCTATCTCAAAGACAGCAAATGGAACATCACCCCAAGGCTCAAAGTCTAAAAGTTTACTCTCACCACCTGCAAGTATAAATCTGTGCATGGTGGCTTGACCTGTGCCATATACGTCCATCTTCATGTACGCTTCTGTTACTGCTACTTGTTTCATAGAAGGGTCTTTAATTTCTTCTTCGTCACTGTCTTGATAACTGTTTCTCTCGTATATCTCTGCGTCAGTGAAGGTGTCGTCTGATGCTATGCCTGACAATTCTGATACAACCTCGAAGTCATATCCCATTGAAACTAATTCACCCACTCTCATCTCTGTTCTGTGGGCGACAATATAAGCATCTTCAATACTTATAGCGTTTCTATCTACAAGGAACTCTTCAGGTGGTACGCTTTCAATACATAACTTACCTGAATCTTTCTGATGACTAATTTTTAGTGTGTATTTAGGCAATTCTACTTCCATACCAAACTCGTCCATAGACATTTCAAGTTCAGTTGATTGCTCGATAACTGTTACATCATCATCATTAACAATAACTGACATTTCTTCTTCAGTAAGGTTTGAGTAAGTGTGAATCTTAGCCTCTGAGTAGTCTTCCCAATATGCTTTTAATACGCCTGTTTTCTTAACTAAAGCATCATGAATAGCATCGTTAAGAAGGGTAAATCCGTTTAGTTCGTTGAATCTATAATGAGCAAACTTAGTTGCTGAATCTGCGTTAGACACGTCTTCTTGACCTGTAGGAACATACTCAACAGGGTTCTCAGACGATAAGAACACTCTCATTAGGCTTGGTTTGATTGCTCTAATAGTGTCTCTTACTTTGGTTGCAACAATCTTAGAACGACCATCTTCTTCGCCAATATCCACTTCACCGTCAAAATAACGTTGTGCCTTAATTCGACCTTCTGTTATTTCACTTTCCATAAAGTCAATAGCATCAGTTACAGCATCACTAACAATGCCTTGGATGTCATCTTCACTCATTTGCTTTAGTTCTGCCATGTTTATTCCTATTTTTCTTCTGTTAAGAAACGCTGTGCGCCCACACCTGTAGCAATCGGTGCTGAGGTAGATTGTAAACCATTTTTGATTAACAATGTTAAATATGATGCTTGTGGATTGCTTAGTTTTTGACCACTCTTAACAGCGTCTAAGTATCTAAGTGCCATATCAACATCTTTTCCACCCTTTCCTGTTTTAGTGAGTAAGTCTGCCACCTCTTTAAATATCTCTTCTTTACGTGATTGTAAGTAGTCATCACCTGTTCCTGTGAAGAAGTCTCTTAGTTTTTGTACCGCTTTAATAGGTTGACCTTCAAACAAAGTTCCGATAGGACCACGCTCAATCATTCTTTCAGCAGTTCCCATTATTTCTTGTCTTGACGCTGTTGCCGAGCCTGTACGTGTACCTGCTTGTAATTCGATAGCAGAACGAGTCTCATCTAATCTCTTGAACATAGCGTCTGATGTCTTCTTACCTAAGATTTGCTCTACTTTTAGGCGTACACTTCTTGACGACATAGTGGTAATTAACTTCATAGCCTCAGATACATCTTCAGGTCGCCCTGTAGTGGATGCGGTCTTAGCATTAGACATAATGCTCTCAATCTGCTCACGCAAACCTTGTCTTACACCTTTAACCTCTTCCTTACTAGCATTACGCATGAAAATCTTAACTTCATCTAATGGCGTGCCATCTTTCATTAGTTTTGTACCAAGCCTCACAGCCTGTTGCGTTAGAATCTTTCCTTGACCTTGTGACAAGGCATCTGCGTATGCAGGATTAATAGCCTTTAGGTTGTCTCTAATTGCTTTTCTTGCCTCATCTGCAACCATGTTGCTAATGCCACTAATGTTCTGTGTAAGTGGGTCTCTTGCTCCTTCAGCAATGTTGTCTAACTCTCTCTTTATTAAATCAAGAGTCTCTACGTCAGGTAGTTCTGTGTATTGGATGTTTCCGTTTTTGTCAACACCCTTATACTTTAATCGTTGTGACTTTCCACGAATCGCTAACAATGTATTGATGCCATCAACCGTTTTTTGTGGCAAAACTTGTAGAGTTCTTATTATCTGTTGACCTTGTGGAGATGTGTAATCAACAGGCTGTGAGAACGCTTTTGTATATGCGTCACTACGTCCTACTTTAGTCTCTTCACTAATCACATCATAGATAGTCTTCTCGCCTTGTGGCTGAACACCTAAACTTGTGTCTAAATCACTTGCCAACTTAGTTGATGACCCTGTTACACGGTCTCCAACAATCTTCTGAATATCACCACCTGCTTGTGGTGAGACTGTAGCAGCAGCGTCTAACAATTTAGTGAACGCTGTATTAGCATCAGCAATCATGCGCTCATTACCTGAGCGAGACACTTTCTCCATCATTTCCGCTAGAGTAGCACCACTATCAAACGCATCTTTAATGAAACGAGATGCTTCTACTGATATACCAAACTCTGTCGCAATAGCGCCAATCTTAGCCTTATCAATTTTAAATCTATCAATCATGCTTGCAACAATAGGAAACGCTACTGCAATAGGAGCTGTAATAGCAGTGTTTAATGCGCCTGTTTGAAGTGCATTAACTGTGCGCTCATCAAGTGTGTTACCGTCACCTGCGCCATATAACAATCCCTCAGCGCCTGATAAGGCAGATACTCCACTAACTTGTGCTGTTTTCTGTGCAAGAGGTGCTAGTTTACTGTACCAATTTTTAACAACATTAACCGCTTTTCCCACTTTATCAATCTTGCCAATGCCTTGTGCCAATCCACCTGTTAGGTAGGTACTTGCACCTAAACCTGCAATTTGAGCAGGGTATGCTCTTTCAGGATATTCTTGCTCGTATGCTGTTCTTGCCTTTTCATACTTCCACTGTTCGGCAGGGTCGCTTGTCATAACCTCATCCATCCAAGAGCCACCACCAAGTCCACCTCTCATAAACTGTTGAGATAATAAACCCGATTCAGGTATTTGCCCTAAGATGTCCTTTGTGAACTTAGATTCTGCTTCAGCGCCAAGGTCAACAACCTCTCCCTGTTTGCCTTCATCAATAATTCTCTTTATTTCATCTTGGTTGCTAGTTGAGTAACTATTTGAACGAAAAACAAGAGTGCCTGTTTTATTATCTCTCAGTATTATACCATTATCGGGAAGTCCTCTCAGAATTGGCTCAAGGCTTTCCTCAAACTGTTTTTCTGTTGCTTGCACATTGCTACCCTTAAATACATCATCTATTGTCTGTGTTGTACCCACAACACCGCCTTGAGACGTTACTACAGGTTGTGTCGTTGTGTTTCCACCCCATAACAAATCATCAATTTCATCAGCCATTATTTAAACCCCATTCTTTGCTTATATCTATTAGACCACTCTTGTAATCTCTCTTGAGCAGACATACTCTTAATTTGCTCTAGGTCAGAGTTAAAGAACTCATTGAATGTAATCCAAGTTCCGTCATTTCTTTCCATAGCACCAGGAGACATTAAGGATAGTTGGTCGATTTCTCGTATAGTATTTTGGGCGTTGTCAAAATCACTAAGTCTAATACTAGCAGACATATTAGAGAAGATTGTTTGTTGCAATGAAATTGACTTAGAGTAGTTCATCAGCGCTTTATTAGCTTCTGTTGAAGTTCCTAGTCCAGGAATATATGTTCCTGCAAACTTAGCATCAAAATCTGTTTGTGGACCTTTGTTTCGTCTCAACTCTTCAGCAACCATTCGGTTTTTAATAGCCTCAACGTACTGTCCATTAGACATCTTACTCTCATCAATAAGACTTCCCATGCCATACTTAGATGCCATAACTCTTAATTTCTGCTTAGTGTACTCATCAGGACCTGTCTCGCCAAAATTAACTATTGCTGTATTTAACTCGTTTAGAGCATTTAAAGAACTTGTAGCCAACTCGCCACGCTCTCTGTGAGTAGATTGCATAGTAGCAATATCTTTTCCAATAGCATCGTAATACTTGTCATTACCCATGTTGATAGTAGTTCCACCGCCTAGAATACCAAGGTCTTTGTAGCGTGCCAACTCTTCAGGTGTCTTACCTTCAATAAATTCTAACTTCTCTTCGAATGCTGAACCTTTCTTATAAGCAATAGTAATTGCTGTCTTAGCATCAATCTGTCCTGACTCAACCATCTTGGCTAAATCTTCACGACCCATCGCTCTAAGCGCTTGCGCTGTCTTGTTTGCTTGTTTATTCTTACGAAGACCCTCTAACCTAGTCTCCATTGACTTAGCCAACCCTTGGTCAGGGTTAAGTCTCATTGAGTTAAGCGCAAGAGCCTTTCTCAATCTCCAAGACTCATCACCAAACGTAGAACCCCACATATCTGAACTTGCATCAGAAACTTTATCCATAGCAGTATCAATAAAACTAGGCTCTTCTTTAGCAAGATTCATTTCTTGTGAACCTCTACTGAATGCGTCAGCAGCAGGACTTGTGCTGTTTAGGTTTTTATTCATAATATCTTCAAGAGTCGTATCGTAGTTTCCTACAGTGTCAGACATATTAGAATATTTGTTTACTTGTTCAGGTGTCATAGAGTCTTGATTAGAAAGATTCATAACAGGACTCTGTGTTGTAGGAGCGTTATAATCTACTACCTTGCGCTCAGTTACCATAGGCATAGCAGGAATAACGTTTGTAGTTCCATCTGCTGTTCTTGTGAAGCCACCTAAATCTTGTTGTTCTTGAGGGATAAAAGACTGGTTTGTTGACAGTAATCCTTCTTGTGGTTCTGAATCACCACCTAATATATTGTTCTTTAGATAGTCTAATAATGAATTAACACCTTCATCTAATTGTTGCCCTGTTTCAGTCTTATTAAACGCTTTAGTCGCAAGACCACTTAAAATCATTTCTAACAAAGGACTCATAATTTTCTCCTAATTAACCCATCATGCTCATAAACATCTTGAAAATCTCTTCTTGTCTGCTTCTAGCGCCTGTGTCTTTTGTGTAATTTAACGCTCCACTAATATCTTTAGAATCAAACAAGTCAAGTATTCCACCAGGAGTTCCTTGTGTTTCATAAGAATAATAAGGCGCTTGTGGGTCATACCCACCTCTTAATGAATCAATATTACCCTGTTGTATTCCACTATTGATAGCAGGTAAAGTCTGACCGTTCATTTGATATTCAGGCATAAAACTTTGCTCTGTTCCAATTCCTAAATTACCCATTCCTGTACGTTGACCCATACGACCCAACCAATCATCACCTGCGTGTGAAAGAAAACCATCTTGTGTTTGAGCCTTTAAACCTTCGTATTGTCTAGCGGTACTTACTGCGTCTTCATTACTATCAAAATCGTTTTTCTCTAAAAGACCCTTTAGTTTATCTTCTTCGTCATTCTTCTTGTTCCAATTACTTATTGTGTCCATCAAGAATCCCATAACTATCTCCTATGACATTGCTAATGTTAAGTAATCGAATAGACCTGGTTGTTTTGCTGTTGTTTGTGTCTGTGGAACTGGTGTAGCACCAAGAGCCTGAGTAACATAACCAATAGATGTAGAAGGTTGATTTGTATAACCTTGGAATCTTTGTTTAGCAGAATCAATAAGCGCTTGTTGCATTGCTTCTTGCTGTGAGCCTTGTTGTGCTAAGTTCTGCGTAACAGTCTGACCCATGCCGAAACCTAGGTTAGATATGTTTGCTAACTGACTTGCTGCACCTAATCTTTGTTGTGCGCCTTGTAGCCCACTCTGAATATCTTGTTGCGCTGCTTGTTGCGCTTGTTGGAATCCTTGTTGTCTCAGACCTGCTGATGATTGTGCAAGTTGTGTAGCCACATCTCTACCCATCTCACCCATAGCAACACCATGACGAGAACCACCAAATGCTTTAGCAGCCTGTGCCTGTGCGCCTAACATATCTAATCCTTTGTCAGCGCCTCGTAATATGTCAGCCTCATTAGCCTTAATAACTTCAGTAGTATAAGGATTCATGTAAGGAGTCATGCTAGTTGTTGCTAACTGACCTGGCTGATAACCCATTCCTACTGCTGAGTTAATTCCTGCTCCTTTAATTCCTTGAGCAGCCATCTGATTAATGTTTGGGTTTTGTGCTATTCCGCCTGTTTGAGGTCCACCTGCCATATTATTCTCCTAAACAAATAATTTGTTATATTGTGCAACATCCGCAGGTTTGTTAGTTTTTAATTCTGCTAGTGCTTGGTCATATAAAGGCTGACCACTGTAACCTGTAACACCGCTTGAATAAGTAGTAGGTGCTGGTAATCCCCCCATAGGGGTTAATGAGCCTGGGGCTGATAATCCAAAAGCCTCTGATGCTCCAATATTCTGTCTCCAAGCCTCTTGAGTGGCAGGACTAAATGATGCCACATCAGGACCATACCAAGGCATATATCCAACTTTTTGTGCTGTTTCTGCTCTTGCTAAGTTTCTGACTGAAGGTTCTTCAATCCACTTAGGTATTTCTGTTACTTGTGTTTGGCTACCGCCTTTTCCACCGCTCATATCAAAACTCCTTTGCCATAACGATTTGTTGTTCTTTCCAACCGTCTTTATTTAATATTTTTAACCAACCCTTTCTTCCTGATAGGGTCATTCCGTCACACCCTTGGGCTTTAGCCCATTGTACCGCATCTTTGTGCATATCGGTAATCTGTTCTAGTTTCCCACCTGCCAAAAAGACATGTAGGACTTTCTTGTTAGGATACACTACTATCTCTGTTACAGCACATCCTTTTTTACCTGACCATAATTGCATTTTCCCACCAACAACACCATCTACAACGTCAATAAAGGAATGTGTGTCACCACCTTTGTCTAAAGCAGACTGAATCCACTCTCTACAACGTATTAACTCTTCTTTAATATTCACGTTGTTACCTCAACTATTGATAGAGTAACGCTCGGTGTAGATGGTGCAAATGATGTTGCGGTATTATTCTCTAACCATGCTGCCACATCATCAGTCGCCCACATTGCTTGTAAATAATCACCTGCGCTTACTGTAAATAATCCGTTTCTTGATGCAATTTTCTTCTGACCATTCTCGTGAAGTGTAGTAATAATAGTTGAATGGTCTTGAGTTGTACCGTTTATCTTAGGGAAGAAATACACTGTCTTTGTAGAAGCATTTGAAGATGCTAATGTAGCGTGAAAGTTTATATAAAATGTTCCGCCTTTAGCAAAATCAATTCTTGTTGAGTCGCTACCATTAATAGAGATATTGTTATTAACGCCTATATTATTCCAAGTAATGCCATAAGCAGTATCCACAGCACTTGCAGTTTGACTTGTTGTACTATAAACGTAAGCATGAGAGCCACTATTAGTTCCACCGCCTAAACCTAGTGGAATCCATTCTCCATCAATAGACACTACAGGATTCTTGTCTGATTCATCCCACATAAGGATGCCGTTTTCTGCTGCAGAATCACCGTTCTGTTTAAATCTTAAAGCGTCTCTTGTTCTAACAAGGAACGAGTTTAACTTCTCACCCCACGTATTCCAATTAGGTCCTAGTGGCGGTGGTGGTACAGGTGCGCTCATCTAGTGCCACCTGCTTTAGCATCAATTCGCATAATGCCTGAACGCCAATTATGATATCCGTTGCCTTCAATCTTAATTCTTACCTGTCTGCCTGTGAATCTAACATCTGTAGGACTCGTCAATGTATAAGGTCCATGTGTAGTTTCTGTAGCATTAGGGTACATTCTAGTCTTAAACGACACCTTAACTTCGCCTTGAACCTTCTCATCAGGAATAAGGTTTGTTACTCTCATAACAGTATCACCGTTTCCAAGGCTAATAGGTCCTGATTCAGCAAATGGTACTGATGAGCCGTGATTAATACCTGTCTCTTGTTCGTACAAGTTGCCACTAGCATCACACCAAATAGGATTATCGAACACACCTCTATCAATACAAGCCGTTCTACCTAATTCGCCTACAGTCCAATGTCCTTCTTTGTAATCTAATACAACATATCTGTCGTTCTCAGTAGATGAGCCTGATGGATAAAACCACCAAATCTCACCAAACTGTGAGTTATGTACAGCAGTCACCTTACTAATCTGATTTCGGTTGATGTCATCGAATACATAATCCACAACATCACACTTAATCTCTGTTGCTACTGAACCATCAAATGTGAAGAATGACTTATGACCCATCCAAAAAGCGCCTTCATCTACTGCAACCGCAGCCTTTCTTGATGAAACACCACACGCTGTACCTACACGTTCAAAGCCATATACGAACGGTGGACCTTGGTAGGTTGCTATATGAGCATCATTATCTGTCAATATAATAGTTCTACCACGCATACGAACACCACACATAATCTGTCCTGATGTCTGTAACTCCATATCACCTGATTCATTAGTAGCCGCAGGAGTCCAAACAGTATTGTCTTCTCTGTCTGACCACTGAACCTTACGAGGGTTTCCACCTGATGCTAATGCGAATACAAATCTTTCTTCTGTAACTACTACACCTTTATTATTGACAGGTGCGTTAGTTAGTGCTGTTGGCAATGTAGAAGTGCTTAATGTCCACTCATAAATATTTCCGTCACCTGATGAACAACCAAGTAGGTTCTGACCCCATGTGTCTAATGACCATGTTGTTGCTTCTTGATACACACCTGTAGATGTTCTTGCTGTTCCGTAGTTACCTGTTCCCCAATAACTACCGCCAAATGAAGTATTAACTACAGCGTCTAAATTACCTGAAGTTAGTCCTGTTGGAGTAATGTCATATACAGTGCTTGACTGATTGACGTAATATAATTTGTTGTATGTTCCTGCTACTAAGTTAGTTCCTGAAGTATTATCAACCCAAGAAATCATTGCTCTTGGTGCTGATGCGAATGCTGATGCCTTACGTGTTGTCCAACCGCCCACAGGGCGCATTGAACCATCATGCCAACGAACTAAATTAGCGTCACGCCATCTATTAGATGATTCAAAGTCTGTTCCGTTATTGTGAACACCTGGCGGTAATTGTAATGGTATTAAACTCATGCTGCTATAGTTGTCCAAGTTTCCGACCCTTCAGGAATTAACGTCCAAGTCGATGAGGTTTCTGAAATATCTTCCCACTTCTCTCTTGCTACTGTCAGTGTTCCTGATGAGCCGTTAATGACTACGCTTGAGAACATAATCCTTATACAAGACGCTGTAACAGTCGATGTTGGTGAAATCTGTCCACCACCTAAATATACTGCCTCTGCTATTGATGATGTTGTACTTGAAGCAGTGGTTGTAGAACTGCCTAAGTTAATCTTCTCAGCACTGGTTGTGTTTGACGCACTTGCATTTACAGTAGCACTAGACTCTCTAACTCTTGTAGAAGATGATGTTGTGCTAGATGTAGATGTTACAACTAATGACGCGTTAGCCTGACGGCTTCCCACTGTAGTTACAACAGTGTCGCCCATACTTATAGCGCCAGACTCTCTTATTCTACCGCCAATACAGGTTGTTGTTCCTGTGGCTAATACAACTAATGTGCCGTCTTCTAAGTCGGCTGTGGAATACTTCGCCCTATTGTATTTCCACTGGTTATATAACATTTTAGTTCAGTGTTATATCTAGGTCGCCTGTAGGAATACGGAACACATCGCCTGAATCAATAGTTTTTGCTGACGTTAGTGTTGCATAAGCCATTAAGTTTCCTGTTGTTAAAGCATCAAATACACCAACGTGAGTTACTGAACCCCATGAGCCTGTTGCTGTAGGAAATTCAACTGCTGATGAGTTAGATGTAGTATCACCTGATGTAGTAAATGCTACTGATTGACGAGCATAAGCACTACCTGATAATTCTGTACCACCACCTGTCTCACCTGGAGTTGCTGTGTATAAAGCCAAATAAATTGTTGTAGGAGCAGTGTAAGCCGCACCTGCAAATACGTGGTCTAATATTTCTGTTTCTAAAAAGTTTGTGAATGACATTATCCTAATCCTCTTATTTTAAGTTTTAAACCTGAGCCACTAAATCTAGCGTTCTCAGATACTTCGTTTAATCGTGATACTGAAGCAGAATACATCTGCGCCCATACTGCGATTCTCTCATCTTCCCCTAGATACGGTGCTGAATGTAGCAGTGCGCCATAAAGGTACACATCAGGTGCTTCTAGTAAAAGCCAATTATCAGCGTTACTTGAACTAAGAGCCGTTGTCTTAGCGTAGTAAAGCAATTCTGTGTTCACTGTAGCAGACGGTGTTGGGTAGAACTGAAACTGACTGTCTGCGTGTGTGTAATGTGTTGGTGTGCCTGTAGAATCTTCATTAGATGCCCTCTTGTCTGCCATAGCAGCCCTTGAGATTAAATCAAGAGGTGATGTTCCGTTGTCTGTGACGTGGAATCTAATAGTCTCCATCCAATCAGCAGGTATCTGTGCGTATTCATCGTTAGCACTTTGTTGACCACTAGAGCGTTTCTCCATCTTCCAATGACGAATGTCTCTGTTAATCTGTGCTTCTGCTAATGCAATGAAGTTCTCGATAGCCGATGTCAAATCATCTCTATTAAGGAAGTCTGCTACTGCGGTTTTTAGTGTGGTAAACGTGTTTATAGCCATGATTTTATTATATCCCTATTAATTGAACTTTTGATACTTATTTTTATAAGCAGACTTCATGCCTTTTTTGATTATTGCATCAGTGAAATGCTTTAGCGCTTCCTTGCCACCCTCATGCTTAGTCATTGCTTTAATCATCTTGTACATATTCTTATCTGATAACTTGTCAGTAGCAGATAACCCCATGTCGTTTGCTACGTCTTTAATGTATGACTTTGTGTCGTTTTCAGATGGTGGTGCGTAAACAGTAATAATCTTAGTGATTGTATCTAAGCCTCGCTTACGTTTGTTAGTTAAGTCTCTAGTTAATGCTCTGATTCCGTTCTCAGGGTTATCAAACTCTACAAAATCACCGTTCTTTCCTGTCATGCCATCCCACTTAATGTTAGTGGCTTTAATGTTTCCAGGGTTGTTGTTGGTTACACTTGGTACGGTCTTGGTTGGCTTAACACCATCAAGTACACCGTTCATAGGCTTTTCTACTTTCTTCTTAACACTTAATAGACCTTCACCTTCATCTTCTTCTTCCACACTGATAGCGTCTTCACCTAATAGACCACCTGTAGGAATAATTGCTTTAGAGAAGAACAATTCAGGATTCTTTTTAAACGCACTAAGATAACCCTCTTGGTCTTTGTACTCTATGATGTTTTTAATACCCAACTTTTTTAAGCGCTCTATTGACTTTGTATCGCCCTTTGGAACAATGGCAGTCTTAAACTCACCAATATTAACAATTCTATTAGGTTTAGACTCAAAATAAGCGGTAGGCATTTCTCTACCCATTTTCTCCAACGGCTTAACGAGTTGTTTGATTTTTACTATATCAGATGTGTTTAGTTGCATGAAATCAGGGATTTTTTCACCAAGCAAGA